TCGAGATGATGAAGATAGAACCGTGGAGATACTTGGAGAAACAGATTGGAAGTTACAGCTAGATAATAGCTTGCCAACTTCCTTAAATGAAGCTATATTTATAAAGAGACATGAGTGGCACCGAGTAATTAAAGGAACCGGAACACTTAAGTTAAAGATATACAAGTCATGAAACAAACATTAATTTGGATTATTGTCTTGGTTTTTGGAATAGGTATTGTGTATACTCGTTTTTTTAAACCGGCAGAAAAACTACCTGACGTTTCTATTTACGAAAGGAGAATCGATTCGTTAAATAACGAAATCAAAGCAAACAACATTAAAGTACAGCAATTAGACTCTCTGGTAGATATCCAAAAGAGTAAAATTAATAAGCTAGAAAATAAACTAAGTAAAACCGCAGCAGAAGCTGCTAAAGAACAAAAAGAACATGAAGAAGATCTTAAGCGTATTAATGCTATGTCTAATAATGACATTACCGCTCTATTCTCAGAAAGCTTTAAGTGATACCTGCCGTGTCCCTTGTGTTACTCTGAAGAAGGCCTTAGTGGTTAGGGAAGAGAGAATTTACTGCGGAACTCAATTAGGGTTTGCCCGTGATTCTATAACTAACCTACAGGAGATTATTTTATCTAAAGATACTATTATCTTACATAGAGATAGTACAATCATTTTGTTTAAAGATAACGAAAATAAGTACAAGGAAGTTATCAACAATAAAGACTCTATTATTATAACTTACGGTAAGGAAATTGAAAATCTTAGAGCATCGAAGAACGGAGCATACATAGTTGCAGGATTAACTATCTTATTATCTATCTTCTTCGGCCTATGAGTCAACCAGATTTAAAAGCAGTCATTCGACAAGAATACGTAAAGTGCGTGGTAGATCCCGTACACTTTATGAAGAAATACTGCTATATCCAGCATCCACTAAGAGGCAGAATCTTATTTCACCTATACCCTTTTCAGGAAAAAGTACTAAAACACTTCCAAGATAACCCGTATTCTATCATTTTAAAGTCAAGACAGTTAGGTATTTCGACTTTAGGAGCAGGATATGCACTGTGGTTAATGCTTTTTCACAAGGATAAAAACGTTCTAACCCTTGCAACAACACAGGCAACCGCACGTAACTTGGTATCAAAAGTGCAATTTATGTACGATAACCTACCTTCTTGGTTAAGAATCGATGCACAAGAGAAGAATAAACTGAGTTTACGATTGTCAAACGGGTCAAAAATCACAGCTAAATCATCAAATTCAGATGCTGCTCGTTCAGAAGCTGTATCTCTACTGTTGATTGACGAGGCGGCGTTCATCGAAAACATTGCAGAGACATGGGCATCAGCTCAACAGACGTTAGCAACGGGTGGTGGTGCGATTGTACTATCAACTCCCTACGGAACTGGTAACTGGTTTCACCAAACCTGGGTTAGAGCTGAAGCAAAAGAGAATGAATTCCTACCGATTAAACTACCATGGTATGTTCACCCGGAAAGAGATCAGACTTGGAGAGATGCTCAAGATAATCTACTAGGAGATCCACGTCTTGCAATGCAGGAATGTGATTGTGACTTTGCAACCTCAGGAGATACTGTATTTTACGGAGAGTATTTAGAGTTCTATCAGCAGACCTACATGACAGATCCCATGGAAAGACGCGGTGCTGATATGAATTTATGGATATGGGAACCTGTTGACTATTCAAGAAGTTACATGGTAGTAGCTGACGTAGCTAGAGGTGACGGAAAAGACTATTCTACCTTTCATATTATTGATATTGAGAATAATACTCAAGTAGGAGAATATAAAGGACAGTTAGGAACCAAGGAATTTGGTCATTTACTAGTAGGTATAGCAACAGAATACAATCAAGCACTACTAGTAATTGAGAATGCATCGATAGGATGGTCAACTATTCAGACTGTAATCGAGAGAGGTTATGATAATCTTTACTATTCCCCCAAAGGAGGTAACGTAACTTCTGATTCTTACTTCGATCAGTACGACCACAACTCAAACATGGTTGCTGGATTCTCAATGAATGCACGTACTAGACCATTAGTAATCGGTAAATTCCAAGAATACGTTAACGAAAAAGCAGTTACTATTCATTCCAAACGCTTAATTGAAGAAATGAAAGTGTTTATATGGAAGAATGGCAGGGCAGAAGCACAGGGTGGCTATAACGATGACTTAGTAATGGCTTTCGGTACAGCAATGTACATCAGAGACACTGCTTTAAAGTATCGTCAGCAAGGTTTAGACTTAACCCGTAATGCTCTAGATAATATAACAGTGACGAAACCATCATATCAAGGAGTCTACCTACCTTCCCACGTTGCTAATCCTTATGAGATAGACAATGGTAAAGGAGGAAAAGAAGATATAAGGTGGATTTATTAACTATTTATACTTATATTAATAATAAACAATGGCTGATACCAGTATATTTTCGAGATTACGTAGGTTATTTTCTACAGATGTTATTATCCGAAACGTCGGTGGGGATCAGTTAAAAGTAGCTGATACAAATCAAATTCAGATGTCGGGAGAGTTAGAGAATAACTCTTTGATGGCTAGATACAATAGAATCTATACCACCTCACCAACATCTCTTTACGGATACCAATCTTCTTTTAACTATCAAACACTAAGAACCCAGTTATACTCTGAGTATGATGCAATGGATACGGATGCAATCATTGCTTCTGCCCTTGATATCCTTTCAGAAGAATCAACCCTTAAGAATGATATGGGAGAAGTTCTTCACATCAGATCAAATGATGAGAACATTCAAAAGATTCTTTACAATTTATTCTACGACGTATTAAACGTCGAGTTTAATTTAAGTTGGTGGATTAGAAATATGTGTAAATACGGAGACTTTTTCTTGAAGTTAGAAGCTTCAGAGAAGTACGGTGTTTATAACGTAATTCCTTTTGCTGCATTTAATATCGAAAGACAAGAACATTATGATCCAGAAAATCCAACTGCTGTTAGATTTAGATATGATCCTGATGGACTAGCTGCTGATACTTACGGATACTTTAAAACTCCAAACCAGCATGATGCTAAGTCAATTTACTTTGATAACTATGAAGTAGCTCACTTCCGTTTATTAACAGACGTTAACTTCCTTCCTTACGGTCGTTCTTATATTGAACCTGCTCGTAAATTATTTAAGCAGTACACTTTGATGGAAGATGCGATGTTAGTTCATAGAATTGTAAGAGCTCCTGAGAAGCGTATTTTCTATATGAACGTAGGCGGTATTCCTCCTGCAGAAGTAGAGAACTTTATGCAGAAAGCTATCTCTAAAATGAAGCGTACTCCTTATATTGACCAACAAACAGGTGAATATAACTTAAAGTATAACATGCAGAACTTAATGGAGGATTTTTATATCCCCATGAGAGGTAATGATACATCAACTAAGATTGAGACTTTAGGAGGATTACAATATGACGGTATTACAGACGTAAATTACTTAAGAGATAAGTTATTTGCTGCATTAAGAATACCAAAAGCATTCCTTGGATACGATGAGAAGTTACAAGGTAAAGCAACACTTGCTGCCGAAGATATTCGCTTTGGTAGAACAGTTGAAAAACTACAGAGAATTATGGTTTCTGAGCTGTATAAGATTGCTTTTGTTCACCTATACATTCAGGGCTATAGAGACGAATCACTAACCAATTTCGAATTATCATTAACAACTCCTTCTATCATTTATGATCAGGAAAGAATCATGCTGTTAAAAGAGAAAATGGAATTAGCTCAATCAATGATGGAATCTCAATTAATTTCCTCTGATTGGATTTATGATAATATTTTCCACTTAAGTGCTGACGAGTATGATGAGATGAGAGAATTAGTTAAGGAAGATGCTAAGCGTAAATTTAGATTATCTCAGATTGAAAACGAAGGAAACGATCCTTTAGAGACTGGAGAAACTTACGGTACTCCTCATGACATCGCTTCATCTTATGGTAAAGGTAGAGTCTACAGTAGACCAGGATTAGTACCTGATGGATACAACGAAGATGAACCTAAAATGGGCCGTCCAGAAGAAAAAGCTTCAAATATTAACACTACCAACGATCCTTTGGGGTTAGATAGATTAGGTAAAAAAGCAATGAAAACTGATGACCAGCAGGGTTACGGTAGAGATAATACTTCACCATTTGCATTAGAATCAACTAAGAAAGAATTTACAAAACATAAGAAAGTTCTTGATAGTTTAATTCCAAAAAAGATGATTTTCGAATCAGAAAGAAAAGCAAACGGATTATTAGACGAGAGTCAAATTAGGGAATAAACTTTTAACATATATTTATTATAAAACCATCGATAGATGTCAATAAAACATTCAAAATTTAGAAATACAGGGCTTCTTTTTGAACTTCTGGTAAGGCAGATCACCTCTGATACGTTAGAGGGAAAGAATTCTGCTGCTATCAATATTCTTAAAAAGTATTTCGTTAACACTGAATTAGGAAAAGAATATAAACTTTACGAGCAAGTAACAGCCTATAAAAACTTAAGTGAGGCTAAAGCTGAGATGGTTATTAATACACTAGTAGAGACCTCAACTAAATTAAAAAGATCTGAAATTAGAAAGCAGAAATATAATTTAGTTAGAGAGATTAAAGATACTTACAGTGTAGAAAAATTCTTTAAAGCCAAAGTTACCAATTATAAAGTATTCGCAGCTTTAAACAACCTAATTGAAAATCAATCCTCAGATAAAGTAGCTCCAGAAACTGTAATTAATAATAAAATTACAATCCTTGAACACTTAACAAAATCAGCTATGATAGCTCCCGCTGATGAGTTAATGGAAGAATACAAAGGCTACGGAAAAGATATTAGAATCTTAACATACAAAATGCTTCTTGAAAAATTTAATGAGAAGTACGATCACTTAACAGTAAAACAAAAAGAGGTTTTGAGAGAGGTAATTACCTCAGTAGATAATACAGACAAGTTAAAAGAGTATTACAATACAAGAATCGTTGAAGTACAGCAATTACTTCAGAATAAAACTAACGGTATTAAAGACGAAGTACTTAAGATTAAAATTACAGAAGTTCTTAAGTATGTAAAACCTTTAGAGAAGACGGAAAAAGTTACCAACGATGCAATCATTAACTTGTTACAATACTACGAACTTGTTAATGAACTATAATGGCGACCAGACAGCAGTTAAAAGACGAGCTTAAGAAACAGCTTAAAGAAGAGTCAGCCTCTGGAGCAGCTGGTGCCTATAGCACACCCTACGCTTTTAATCCAAATAAAAACGCCCAAGGTACTTCACGTAACTACTACTTAAAGATGGGCTGGAAGCTTGTCAATAAGAATAAAGTACGTAAGGCAGCTAAGGGGGTGGTGTATAAGGATCTTTGGAAATAAACAATACCTATTTATAACATATGAAAAGCCTACAAAATCAATACAATCTTATCAAAGAAGGTAAAGGCAATAAAGAACTCTTCTTAAAAGAAGCTAAAGCTCAATTCCCTCAATATATTTCTAACGTTCAAACGTTCGATCAAGTTATTCACTCATTAACTGAGAAGGGTATTCTTAGTGAAACTTTAATGTTAGGAGGAGTTGCACAACCTAAAAATCAAGACTGGTTTAAGATCTTTAACGAAAATGTTAAAGCTGACCTAAAAGACACTGACAAAGAGGTTGAAGAAATGGAAACTAGAGGCTACAACTACAAGGAGAAGAACAACAATAACATCTCTACAGCAGAAATGCTTAAGGGTTACTATGTTGAAATGAAAGATCCTAAGAATGCTGAAAAGACTGAAGAGCAAATCAAAGCAATCGTAGTTAAAAACCTTGAGAAAGATCCTTTATTCTACGTTAAAGACGGTGAATTCGGAATTAAAGGCTTAGGATACAAATCAGAACACCCCGGCCTACCTAAAGATATCTACGGCAACTATGCCCTTGGTATTGAACCTAAAGTAAAATTAACAGGTAAGTACAAATCATCTGGAATGGAACCTGTTAAATTAAATGAATCAAAGCATAGTGATGAGGCTGATTTAAAAATATACAAATCAGAATTAAATATGCTTAATAAAATTAAACCAACAGGTGAAAAGCAATTAAAAAGAAAAGCAGAATTAGAAAAGAAAATTGCTGATTTAGAAAAGAAAGTAACTTCATCCTTAAAAGAAGGAGAAGAGGAAATGTATGTAGTTTATAGCTACCCAGACGGAAAAGAAGATCAAAAAGAGCTGTACCGAAAAGATAATTCACTTCGTGACGCTAAACTCCGAGCTGGTAACTTAAACATAATGTATAAAGAAGACTCTGATATATACAGCTATATGAAACAATCTGAATGGGAGGCCCAATACGGTCCTTTATCAGAAGATAAAGCTACATTATCGGAAGCTAAGAAAAGAGCTATTGAAAAGCATATCAAAGAAATTGAAAAGATGGGTGAAGTAGCTGCTTGGGAACATAGAATCAATATGATTCAAGAAAAAATTGAAGAGCTCACTAATAAAATGACTGTAACTGAAGGCGACGACGTTAAGGATATGGTGGATAAGAAAGCAGTTAAAGAGTTAAAAAAAGATATTGCCTTATTAGAGAAGAAGAAAGCTCTATATGAAAAGCAAAAAGCTAAAGCCGGTAAAAGAATAACTGACAAATCTGCCATGCAAACCGCAGCCGGCGAAGGTGCTACTGTAATGGAGAAAGAAGAAAAACCTTTCACTCCTCCAACAGATCCTGATAGAGAAAGAGTATTCGCCTCTATGAAAAGAGACACTGCTCCAAAACCAAAAAAAGAATCTTGGTCTGGAATGGTTAGAGAATTAATAAATACAAAGAATTTAAAAGTAAAATAATGGATAAGAACTTACTTATTGAGACTATATCCTTCCAACCTAAACCTCTGAAACTATCAGAGGCTAAGGGTAGTTCTGGTCTTCCATTAGTTGAGGGTACTTTAGCAACTGCTGAAATAAAGAACGGTAACGGAAGATATTACAGTAGAAAAATTTGGGATAGAGAAATCAATAAGTATATGGATTCTGTTAAGAATAATAGAGCGGTTGGTGAGTTAGATCACCCTGAATCAACTGTTATTAATCTCAAGAATGTATGTCATAACATCAAAGATATTTGGTGGGATGGTAATAATATTATGGGTAAGATTGAAATATTACCTACTCCTTCAGGAAACATTTTACAAGCCCTTATTAACTCCGGTATTACCGTTGGTGTATCATCTAGAGGAATGGGATCAGTTAGACAGATGGGAGAAACATTAGAAGTTCAAGAAGACTTTGAATTACTGTGTTGGGATTTTGTATCCACTCCATCAAACCCAGGCTCCTGGATGCACCCACTACACGAAGGATTGACTAGAACCGTAAATCAATATGATAAAGCTAATGAAATCATAAGAGAGATCTTATGTGCTCATGGTAGCTGTCCAATATTCTAACCCCTCTTAGGATAGCATCCTTTGATTGACCCTCCCTTAAAAAAGGAGGGTTTCATATTTTTGGTGAAAACAGATATATTTATATTTGTATGTACTACGATCAATGTAGTACCAAAAAAACTCTACAAAACAATTATTACGCTCTTATTAATAAGCGTATTTCCCAAAAAAAACTATTATTAGGAAAATGACAAACAGAGACTTGTTAAAAGAGGCGATTGCTGATGCAAAAGCTGTAAAGGAAGTCGCTATCACTAATGCAAAAGCTGCATTGGAAGAGGCTTTCACACCACATCTTAAAGAGATGTTCGAAAAGAAAATGAAGGACATGGAAGACGAGGAAGAAATGAACGAGTATGCTGAAACTCAACCTGACCGTGATATGGACGGAGACGGTGACGTTGATGCAGAAGATGTCAAAGCCATGAGCGAATCTGAGCTAGAAGAGCTTTTAAGAGAATTAGACGAAGCTGAAGAAGAAGAGTCTGAAGAATCTGAAGAAGAAGAAGGTGAAGAAGAGGAAGGCGATGAGGATGAAGTTGAGATCGACCTTGAAGAAATGACCGAAGAAGACTTGAAGAAATTTATTGAAGAAGTGGTAGACGAAATGATCGAAGCTGGTGAATTAGAAGCCGGCCACGAAGGTATGGAAGACGAAGCTGGAATGGAAATGGAACCAGAAATGGATGCCGAAGAAGCTCCTGCAGAAGAAGAAGCACCTATGATGGAAATGAAAGATTCAGAAAACTTAAGTGAAATTATTGACCTATCTCCTGATCAAATTGCTATGTTACCAGGACTAGTTGCCACAACGCTTGGCGGTTTAGTAGGCGGTGGAGCTCTTCTAGCGTACAAGGATGAAATCATGGCTGCTGTAAAGAAGTCTATTAGTAAGGTAGCAGGTGAAGGATCTAAAGAAACAACTGAAGCTAGTCATAAGAAAGACGACAGTATGAAACACATGGAAGAAGAACTAGCTGAAGCCATCGACACCATCACTACATTGAAGTCAGAATTAAATGAGATTAACTTATTAAATTCAAAACTTCTTTACACTAACAAAATCTTCAAGGCTAAAAACCTTACTGAAGCTCAGAAAGTTAAAGTATTAACTGCTTTTGACAAAGCTGAGACAGTTAAAGAAGTTAAGTTAGTATTCGAAACTCTAAATGAAGGCTTGGAAAAAGCCGCCAAGAAAGAGTTGGTAAGAGAAAGCAAAGGATTTGCTTCAAAAGTAATCGGATCTTCACCAAAACAGCCTGTGGTAGAAGTAAATCCGGTATTCGAAAGAATGAAAAAACTTGCAGGCTTATAAAAAAATAAAAAACACTACACATTAATACAATGTCTAACGTACAACAACTACTCGAATCTGCTAACCCCTGGCAGAGTTTGCAATCTGACGCTGCCAGATTGTCAAAAAAGTGGGGCGCTACCGGCCTTTTAGAAGGTATGGGCGGCGAAACTGAAAAGAACAACATGTCAATGATCCTTGAGAACCAAGCCAAGCAATTGGTTATTGAGCAATCTCAAACTGGAACTGGTGCTAGCTTTACAACTGGTACAGGTGAACAGTGGGCTGGTATCGCTCTTCCTTTGGTAAGAAAGGTATTTGGTCAGATCGCTGCTAAAGAATTCGTTTCAGTTCAGCCTATGAACCTTCCTTCAGGTCTAGTATTCTTCTTGGATTTCCAATACGGTACCACTAAGAATCCTTTCACTTCAGGTGACTCTATGTATGGTGCTTCTTCTGCTAACTTCGGTAACACCTCAAACGGTGGTCTATACGGAGCTGGTCGTTTCACCTACTCTACTAACCAATTCTCTTCTTCTGTAAGTTCTTCTGCTGCTAACTACGCTATCGCATCTGCTTCTTTTGCAGACGTTAACTTTAGCTCAGAATACTCTGCTTCTGTAGCCGGCGGTAGAATCCAGAAAGTAACTATCCCTACTGCTTCTATCTCTTCTGATTTAGATCCTTTAGCAGTTAGAGGTTTCGTAGCTAGCTCTGGCTCTTACACTGTTTCTA